CCCGGTCGGCGCAAGAATTTCCGTGCGCGGCATAACTGCGATACGGCAACCGATAAGACGACTCCTCGGCACTGGAGTTGCAAAGCATGGTAATTTTATGGACAAGATGAAACTTGGCGGTGGAGGACGGTACGAGAAGCTCGTTAGCAGTCTTGAGAGCAAGGGTGTCAAAGACCCGAAGGCTCTTGCGGCATCCATTGGCCGTAAGAAGCTCGGCAAGGCAAAGTTCCAATCGCTCGCCGCGAAAGGTCGTCGCCGCGCTGAGAGCCAGTCTAGCTACGCTTAGGATAACGTCCTTTGACGTACGGCTTCTTGGCCGACTCCTTATCGACGACGAACTTCTGCGGGTCTGCGTAGTTCCATGAGATATCGCCGCCCGTACCACGCTGGATCATAATCGATCCGGTGACTTTTCCGTCCTTGTCCGTCATGCCGGAACGATCCGCTCGCTTCGCCATTCCGAGCATAAATTGTCGAGGTTGATTGAAACCAACTTCCTTCATCACAATCACCTCTCTGGCCCAGTTCGTTAGGTCCGACGATCCGAATCCTGAGTAGGCCATCTCTGCCACGCTCTCCGGTTTTTCGTCTCGACCTTTGGGCTTAGGGAAGTGATGAACGAGAATCAGGACTACGCCCGTCTCCATCATAATCGGCTGGAGCAGATGCCGCGTAAAGTTCGCGCAGACCTCGATATCCGATGGATTGCCGCCCATATAGGAGAGCAGCGGATCGATATAAACCACATCGACCTTAGTCTTGCGAACGAGTCGGCGCAGCATCGTCGCGAAGTCAGAACCAGTTCTCACCGTCTCGCGGAAGAATAACATGTTCGCGCTCCGAAGACCTCGCTCCCAGTTCTCCTTACCGAATGTCATCTGAGCAGCGCCCTTAAGCGCATCATGCTGATCGGCGATGTCGTTTTCCGCCTGAATGTAAGCTACTTTTAGCGCCCGGACGGGCTTTACACCAAACCAAGCTTCGCCGGACGCCCACTTCAGACCTTGATACGCGGCCATCGAGCTTTTGCCGCATCCGCTTTGACCGACAAAGAGAAGTGAAGATCCGCGCCGAACCCATCTATCTCCGATCAAATTGTCAGGATCATTCTGCGGATCGTACTCGATGATGGCATCTATCGAGAACTCCATCGGCATGTCCTGCGCGTCCATGTCGTCCTTGAACGCTTCCCAGTTCACTGCGCCCACGTTGACGGCTAAGAGCTTCTGCTCCTTGCCATCGCGCATTACACCGGCTAACCGACTGAACCGGCTCGCGTTCTTGTTCTTCGGATCGATGCCGATGCTTTCGAGGTAGCGATAGACGACATCGCGGCGCTCGTTCCATTCCTCTCTATTGGCCGCTTCAACGCGCACCCAGCCGTGCAGACTCTTGCCGCCGGAATCTATGACGACCGATAGCGGGAGCTTCGACTCCTTCAACGCTGTCCATTGCTCGTCTTTCGTCTTCTCGTCCATCTCGACTAGGACATGGCGGAAGTTCGCCACGCCGGAATCCGAACCGCTCTCGTCGAAACATGGGTTGATGCGGACGTATGCACCCTTGCTATCGCTGCCGTTCCACATGGCGCTGATGGGCGGCGTGAAATGGTTCTTAATCCATTCGTCGCGCTTGAGGAATGTACCCTTGGAGGCTGGCCTACCTCGACCCTCTTCGTCGAAAATGATGTCGTTACAGATGCAGACAACTTCGTCCGACTCGAAGCAGGCTTTTAAAAAGTCGATTGTCGTAAACGGCGACGGAGGTTCCGGCATCGTTTGGATCGTGCGAACGACGAACTTGCCGGTGGGCGAGATGGGATTGCCGCCCTGACCAATGCCCGATTGAGCGGATAAGAGCCAGCCACGCGGCTTGTCGTGCGAAACCTTGGATGCTTGATCGAGCTTGTGGGCCAGTTCATGTGGTTTCCACGGCGGGAGGCATTTCGCGTTGTACTCATTGAGGAGCGTATCAGCATCCCCCGCATTAAGCTCAAAACCGTGTATGAGCGCGGTTGCGACGGCGAAGGTGCTTCCATGCCCATTTTGACCTGTGACGGCTCCCGGCGTGTTTCTGAGCCATGCTCTGGCACGGTCGATCTTTGATTGATTCATTGGATTCCAAGTTGTTTGCGCGCTATGTCCCCACTTTCACCCAGATCATTCGAGGCGATTTGCTGGAGAACTGACTTTGATTCTTCGAACTTTGCGAAAAGGAGAGACAGCTCTTTGGGAGTCATCAGGTACTTGCTCCAGTGCTGGATTGGAATGGAGCGAGACTGAAACTTCGCAAAGAGCTGCTCTTGTGCTGCGATGTAGAGTTTAGGGTGCTTGTTCAATGACCGGGATGAACTTGGCCTTGAATTCGGCCTTCGTTCGAACGTACACCTTGGGTTTTCCGTCACGGATGTAGGCCACCCCCATCCATTTCATTTCTCCGACTCGTATCTCTACGTCGTCGGAAATGACCTCAACTTGTAGCGAACTGTTTCCTGAGTTTTTGAATTTCATCTTCTGAGGCGTTATCGAGATGTCCTGTACCAGCCGCATGCCAAACGCCGTCAACAATTTGCGCCTTTGGCTTGGGCTTAGTCATCCAACCTCGAAGAATCGCATGGTCGATGAGTGCTGGCGCTTCCTTCAATAACTGTTCTCTAGTGATTTGAGTTTCCATAAATTAACCTTTTTTAGCCGTCTTTCCGCGCCATCCGCCTGCTTTTCTCATCCCGAGTTCCTGACCAAGTTCGTTGACGAATCCGCGTCGGATCAGCCACTCCTTGTACTTCTGGTCGATGTAAGCGAAGTGAATCTTTTCGGGTGCTTCATCTGCTTCTGCTATCCGCATAATGGGCATTTTGTTTGCGCTGATCATTTGTATGTCTCGATTGTGTGTTTGTAGTGTCGCTCGGCTTGGGTGCAGTTCCAGCAAAGGTCTTGAGTTCCGTTGCATCCGCACCCGAGAGATTTGAAAAGTACGCTGGCCAACCATTGGTATTCCGCGATGGCGGCTCGCAATGTCTCCACGTCCGTTTCTTCGGACATGGGCTTGATGTTGTTCTCGCTCATTTGACGACGAATAGAACGAAGTAGGCCGCAGTGATAACCATGCCCATGCAGAACGCCATGATGAGCAGATGTTTCAACTCCTCGGGCGAGGGCGGACGATTGGCTTTGTGGATCATCTGCCGCCCCCCATCGCGTAGTGGAGGATCAAAAGGGCGTCGCAGTTTTTGAGCGTGACGTCCAGATTCGGATACAGTTCCTGAGCTTTGCTTTTTAGCTTTCGCTTCCATTCTGGTCCGGTTTCGCATGATTTACGTCCTCCGAGTCCAAGTGGTTCTTGCCAAATCTTGGGTTCAACACGGTGAAGTGCGTAGCCTTGCGCGTAGCCAAGTCCCTGCACAATCCCGTAGTTCTCATGGAGCGTCGCCATGCTGGCCGACGACGTGAGTTTACTAACGAACTTTGGCACTTTCTCGACCCACAAATGCGAGTCGCTGACTTTGAATCCTGCCAGTAATTGCGCCGTGTCTGGCAGCGACTCAGGCATTGGGAAGAGCAGTATTCCTTCCGAGGTGCTGACCGCGAATCCGCCGCCCACACCCGGATCGACCGCTACGATTGTTTGGTTTGATTTCATAATAATTTTGGATTTTCAATAGACCGCTTTATGGATTCTCTCATGTGCGAATATTTCGCCAGTCCAGTTCCATCGCATGAGTCCGCTCCGAGTTCCTCAAAGTATTCGTATCTGCCGGGAGTATTGATTCGCCCAATATGGCACCACTTTCCAAGAATCTTAGATGCTTTGACAATCGCGGCAGCGTGACGGGAAATTTTCCATTCAGTTGATCCACCGATAAAGATCGCGTCTATTTCATCCCAAGGAATTGAGAGATTCTCTTGTCCATCCTGACAGACGAGCGCAATCGGCCAGCCGGTCAACTTTGGACTCCAACGCTGGAAACACTCCAGAGTTCTCATTGCAGAACCGACAACATCCGGTGCAGCTACAAACCGGCAGAGATTTTTTCTGGGTTCATGCTTTTTGAGAGTCCGCATAAAAGCTTCAGCGTTGAACTTGCTGAAGGCTCCGTTGTCGATTCCAAACCTACCATTGGGACGCTTTGGGTTCAGACCCGTAAGCGGAGTAAACAATTGCTCAACCTGAACTCCCAATTCGCTCTCGCACAGATCGAAGTCTGTGGATGTATCCAGCATCACAATCATAAGCCGGAATCGTTGAGCTTTAAACAAGCGGGACAGACTCCGCAGGGTTTCAACCCTCCGTTGTAGCAAGTCCAGATGTTTGAGCCGTTTATGCCCATGTCTTTGGCAATTCCGGCAATCTCCCATTTGCGCTTGTCGATGTACGGAGCGCATATTTCGACGCTGTAGCCGGATTCGTTGACTGTCTTTTGCATCGCGTCAATGAATCCACGCCGACAGTCTGGGAACTGCTCTTCGTCGTCTTTGTTGCATCCAATCGTCACGGTGTCAGATCCAGATTCGCAAGCGAAGTTGACGGCAACGCTTAGGAAGATGGCGTTGCGATTCGGGACAACCCACGATTGCTCTGTAAGTCCACCAAGCGGAGGCAGATCAACGACCGTAAACATCACTCCAGCCAGTTTTGCGTGATACTTGGCGCACAGCAATTCTTGGCTATGACGCTGTTTGTAATCGAACATCAGCGCATGCAGTTGATGCCCCTGATTTAACAGGTCGTACATCATCGTTACGCTGTCGAGTCCGCCGGAAAGGAGATGGATAATTTTTTTGTTCATGTGGGGATTTTTCATTCGCTTAGTATTATTTTTAGTAACAAAGGATAGTGACGTTCTCTGCCGCGATTCTAACTGCGCTTTTGGTTTCCGTGCCATCAGTCCATTTCTCAACTTTCACGCGGCCTTTGACTCGGACCAACGCGCCGTTCTGAATCTCGATAATCTTCTCTGCAACCTGTCCCCAACTCGACAATTCAAAATCGTCGTAGTCTTCGTGGAAGCGCCCTTCGTTGTCGGTCCAGTGACGGGCGATTGATATGACGCGGCGCACCATGAGCGAGCCTGTTTTGGTTTCGGTTTGCCGACTGATACCGCGCAGTTCTCCGATCAAATAGACTACGTTCTCGGTGGGCGTGGCTGATACTTCGTTCGCTGTTGATGTCGTGGATACACTCATTGGAAAATACAACCTAGTTCACGGTAGCAGGTCATGCGCTTCTTAGCGTGGAATGCTCCGATGGGGTGGAATTTGTCAGAGAAATCTACGATTGTCGCGCAGTTCTTGGTTTCTGTTTTCCGCAATGCCCGACTGGCTCGTTGGATAGTTTTCTGCGACGACCGACCGCCGCTGACCATGATGAGCAGATCGACGTTGGGCAGATCCAATCCTTCGTCGGCCAAGCTTGTGGCGATCATGGTTCGCAGGTTACCAGCCTTGAATTCTTCCATCGCGGCTTTGCGCTGCTTCTTCGCAATCTTGGAATGAACGAGCCGAGAATTCGGAATCCGCTTCTCGTAATCCTCGCCCAGCGTGATGCGCGGGATGAGGATGAGAGTCTGCATGTCGAGGTGTTCGACCGCGTAGTTGATGGCGTAGTTGTTGCGCTCGCGGTTCTGGCAGATGCCGATATCGACGAGCGATTCCCAAGCGCACATCTTCTTCAGATCTTCATCACTTATCCGCATGTACCGCCGTCTTGTTACAAACAGCCGGTCGATGTTGTCGTCGATCTTCTGCTGAAGGTTCAGGTCCGTGGCGTGGCTGATTTCGAGGTAAGCGTCGGCCAATGAATCGCCAATGTCGCTTCGCTTGATTTCGTAGGTGCGGTTGTGGAAGAGCGTTCGCGTCACCGCGTTTCGATCCTCGTCATCGCACCACGGCGTGGCGTCAAAGCCATAACGTATACCGTTACAGGACTCGATGATGCGACGCCATCCAGCGGCGGCGCTGTGCTTCGCTTCGTCCACGATGAGCATGTCCTTCTTGCTGAAGTCCACTGACTCATGCGGACAGCGGACATCCACAATCTCATCAGGCACACCGGCAACGCGGAGCGATGTGCGCGCTTGCTGACATGTTTCTCGGGTCGGAGCAAGCCATCCGAATCTCAATCCAGATCCGCAGTTTTGATAGTTCTTGATGATCGATGCGGCAATCCATGTCTTACCGCTACCGGCGGGGGCGATGATCAGACCATCGCTAGTTTTGGCCCACTCTACTGCTTTTTGTTGGTATTCTCTTAGATTCATAATTTTAGGAAATTTGCCCCTCCGCCTACTGCTTCATAGCAGACGAAGGGGATTGTCCGTGCCACAAGGCACGGCTCGCGTCATTCGTTCGTTGTACTGGCGGTAGAAGAAGGCGCGCTCGATTGCGTCGTGGCGCACCTCTTGTCCAGCAACTTCCTTAACGCTTGCTTGGCGAAAAATCCGATCTTTATCCCATTCTCGTCGCAGTACTTGCGGACGTCTTCGTGGAGTGCTGAGTCGATGGTGATAACTGTGTAAGTGGCTTTTTTCTTCATATTACTCGCTCTTCATCGGAGTCGATTGAACGCCATTGTAGGCGATGGTCTTCGGCCTAAAGATGCCCACTTGTTCCGTTTCCTCGACCCAACTAGGACCGCCGCGAATGTGGAAAATGCAGGAAGACATTCCGTTCCATGATTTCGTAGATGACTTGGCCGAGGTGTATGCAGATCCAAACGTAGCGTTTAGATCGTCGCTCGACATAGCCTTGACGTTGGCCCAGTCGATGTCGCCCTCATGCCATAATTTAAATCCTAGCTCCAACGGAGCTACCACCTCTGCAATGCCGGGAAAGTGCCACACCCACTCGTCATGGGATGACGCATCACCGCTCATAACAGCATAGCACTGGTAGTTGCCAAGCGGTACGGAGCCGCTTCCCCAGTCGCAGCTCTCGCCGGGTTTTAGGACTGCGGAACGTGACGGATGGTCGTTGCATTTGGGCTGCTCAAAAAGAGCAACCAATACTGGGACTTCGGTCTGATTTTCGATTTTGATTCGGACGCTCATAGGTGTCGGTTGTTATGGGGTTGGTTGAAGGATGAAATCGAAGTTGGTCTTCCAGTTGTCTCCAAGTCGGTTGTAGGTGTCGTTACGGATCTTCCAAGTGCGCGGATCGCGGGTCGTCTTGGTGTGACGGCAGCGGATTCTGACATCGATGTCTTTGAGTGCCACATTTCTTAGCCGGTCGTCCTCCGGCAGTTCGTGAAGGTGTTTCATTTCAGCAGGTGTTTAATGATTAGGTTCCGCTCTTTGATCGTCGCTCGGAGAATGCTCTCCAGCACAACGTGAGGGTTTATTGTTGCGACGTGCTTCCATTCTGGATTGCCATCAATGTGCTTGGCTGTATCCAGACTTTCTACGCGGATCAGACCGTTCCATGCGTGGACGTAGATGAAGGCGCAGTCTCTCATTTGGACTCCCTCCACAGCAACAGATCCGCTCTCAGTGCATCGTTCTCGGCTTCTAGCTGGTCGATGTAAGCCTGTCGCCCTGCCGCAAATCGCTCAAACCTACGGCACAGCATACCGAGGTCTGCTACGTTATGCGGAGTTGAGTCGCAGATGTGGGTATCGCTGATCACTCTGTTGGTGCCACTAATATGGTCGCTCACGGCTTAGGCTCCTTAAATTCCATATAGATTCCCCACGCGCCATCAAGCTTATCGGTAACAGCTTCCAATGTTTCATCCAGCCGCTTGATGCGTTCCTTTAACCGCAGATTCTCCTCATCCAGCAATTGCTGCTGACGGATGATTGCGTTAGCCGCGTTGAGTTCACGTTCAAGTGAGCGAACAAACCTAGACTCGCAAACTGGAGTCATGTCGTCGTTAAACCAGTATGCAAGTTTCTCCATCTGATCCGTCCTCGGTGTTTCACTCACGGCTTGGCCTCCTTGGCTTTGTGCCACAATTGCTTTGCTGGAAGATTCTCTCCAGCTATAGATAAAAGACATTCGTCTAAGTAGTTTCCAGCTTTCACTAACCGATTGATATACTCCTCTTGCTCGCGAATCTTGGTGGCCTGTGCATCGGCCAGCCATTCCTGCTTCATCAGTCCAAGAACCATTTTGGCAGCGTCTGTGGCGGGTATGGATTCGTTGACCGTGAACCCACCATCCAGATCGACCCGCATGATTTGGGTCGTTGGATTGGATATTGGGTGGCTGTTGGTTGAAAAGTAGATTGGTTCGCTCATTTGCACTCCTTCCATTTAAACTCCGCTTCTCCGCGTTCGTTCGCAACCCATTGAGCATGGCCCGTCTTCACCGCTGATGTTTTCCATGAGCTGTTGGTTGATATCGTTCCGAGCAACATACCAACAACAAACCCCAAACCGAAAGGGAGGATCAGAATTGGCCACGGGAAATATTTGTCACTCACGGCTTGGCCTCCTTGGCTTTGTACTGCCGAATCCAGTTGTCGATGGCATTTAGAACAGCGGCATGGCTGTTTTCTACGCTCTCCAACCGCTTGATTCGCTCGTTTGCTGCGTTGAGCTGCTGGGTTAGCTCGTCAATCCGTTGCTGTGCGCCCCAACAAGTGCCGTAGCATTGCTCTTGAATTGTATTTTCGGATTCACTCATTGCTTGTTCTCCTTTGCTCGCTGCCATGCGTTGGCCAGCAACCGATAGTTTGAGTCGGAAATAGCACCATCCTTCAGCCATTCAATCAGCTCGTTACCAGAACTCTTGAGTAGCTTGATGTGCTCATTGGCCGCGTTGAGTTCGCGTTCGATGTTCTCAGCTACTATTTGTAGATCGTAAATGTTACACGCCGCATCCGTCCTCGGTGT